GCGGGAACGTGGATACAATGGCGCGGGCATACATCGGTTTTTATGCGATGATGCGCCAGTTCATGCGTGAGGATTGGGAGCGGAAAATATCCGCTCTCGACGCCTGGAGGAAAAAGCACAACCTACGCTCGATCGGTAGCCTTTTGGAAAAAACCAAAGACACAATTGCTATTGCCTCTCACCCAACGGCAGAGCGCGAGGAACTTTTGCGGGAGGTGCTGCAAGCTTAGGAGGTCTCGGAGTTTGAGGATTATCGTGAGGTTGTTTACGAACCAGAGCCTCCGGTGGTTTACGCTGAACAAAAGCGGGAGGCAAAGATCACTGCTTCGTCTGGAAAACAAAAAGTTGAGCAGCTAAGTCTCTTTTAGTCTATTGAAACGCGACGGCTTTTTTCTTAGATTATTAACATGCAAGAACGTTTTTCTCTTGTGTAAACATAAGCTCATGGGGTGACGATGAACTCTTGAGAGTGCGCGCCGTGGACCTCGGAGACCTGCGGCGCGAGCGAGTTGCTTAGGGAGCCCCCGCTGACCTGGTGGCGGCGGGGGATTTTTTAAACTAAGGGAGGGTGAGGGATGTGTGATAATTGCAAAGACAGAGTTGATGAAGCTAATAAAAGAGAGCGAATGGCGTTTGAGATTTATAAGGCGTTTCTGTCAAACCCTGATAACGCCATGTCCGACAGGCTGGCTGCATCAGTATCTTTCGGATCGGTAAACGCATTTCTCGTTGTTGCAGACGAGTATAGAAAGGTGGAAGCGTGATGAACATGAATCGACTTCAATCAGAGCAGCGGGCGTGGGCAGAAAAGAACTTCCCCGACAGCACCTGCTCAGATTCCTTTGAGGGTATCGTCGAGGAGGTCGGAGAGCTATCCCATGCCCGGCTTAAAATGCGCCAGGGCATCAGAGGCACCAAGGAGGAGCATGAGGCTGCAGAGCAGGATGCTATTGGCGACATCATTATCTACATTGCGGACTACTGCAACCGGCGCGGGTTAAGCCTTGATAGCTGCGTTGAAACTGCGTGGGAAACAGTAAAAAAGCGCGATTGGCGTAAAAATAAAGGCAACGGCATTGACCAAGATCCAAAAAAGTTGTGATCCTCATGCAAGTTTTATGGCAATAGCTGCGGAGGAGTCCCACTGAAAGCAGGTTGCCTGCGGTGGCTGCCATTGTTGCAGTAAATTTGCTTTATAAATTTAGCTCGGCACGGCAATCCATTCACGGATGCTCAATCAGAAACAGGCACGCCGTGTCGGGCTTTTATCATATTAGGAGCGGGCTATTTTGGGCTACGCTCTATCAAAAAGAGGGCTATGTCTATGATCTTTGACAAAAATTTAGAGCGGATTAAAGAGCTGGAGAGGAAGTTGGCTGCCGGCGGCGACAGTGCCAAACTTCAAGCTCGAATCCAGAGCTATCGAGATGCTGGGCCAGAGTGGTGGGTGAAGTTTTACCTGCGCGATGGCCGCGCACGAAAAGAGAAGTGTCCACCAGGGTATCAAACGAAGCTGAAGGCCAAGCAATTCGAGTGCTTGAAGAGGGCAGAGGTGCAGACTGGAAATAACGTGCCCTCAGAAGTTAACCAGGTAAAGCTATCGGATGTTTTGGAGGCGTATTTGTCCGAGAAGATGGCAGGAAAGAGCGGAGCTGCATCTGCAAAAACGATGGTCGGGCACATCTGCCGGCACATTGGGAAGCTGACTTTGCAGCAAATCGACCGCAATCCACGCATTTTGGTAGAGCATTTCAGGAAGTTTCCAGAGCCGCAGTGGTCACAGAAATACGTTTACAACTACTTTCTGACTCTGAGAGCATCAATCAACCACTGGATTCGCTTCAACCGCCTGAGAATGCAGAACCCGTGCAACCTGGTCGAGATATCACCGGGGGTGCGGGTCATGGATTATGTTCCAACGCACGAAGATTACCAGCGCATTTTGGCTGCATCTTACGTTGTTGGGGCTCCCGACGACATCAGGAACCTTTTTACAGCGGTGTGGGAGACTGGACTGCGAATCAATGAGGTGCTGTCGTGGCAGTGCGAAGATCTCCATCTGGAGCAGCCGGACATCGGCCTCCCTTACTATGATACCAAAATATCAAAACAGGGGCGGGCGATGCGCAAGCAGATCCCCATGACAAAGGAGCTGTGGATAGCTATGAGGGCTCAGATTGGAATCCGCGAGAATGGGCAGGTTTGGCCGTGGACATCGGCACCATACGATATTACCCGGGCGATTCTCAAGGAAGCAGGGATTTCTCACATGCGGCCATTCCACGATTTCCGCAAGTCGGCGAAAGTGCGGTTCATGGCGTTCGGGCGGGAGGCGGCAAAGGCCATGCAGGGCCATGCAACCGACTCGATGAACGATTATTATCTGCACTTCCAAAGACAGGATTTGGAGAGCGTCGTTCGGGGAACGTGGGGGGACCATCAGTCCCCAAACAGTCCCCAAAAATAAAAAGGCGATTCTGAGAAGTCGGAAAAGTGCTGTTTTCCGCTCAGAATCGCCAGTTTTATGGTTGCGGGGGCAGGATTTGAACCTACGACCTTTGGGTTATGAGCCCAGACAAATGGCGTTTTTAAGCGTATTTAGGCTGTTTTGAGTCAATTTTACCGTATTAACCGCATGGGGCGTAGTCCCCAAAATAGTCCCCAAAATGATTAACGAAAACCACATTGCAGCAGCCCTTATCCTCGGGGCTATCGCACAATGGATTCTTGTCCGGTCTGGCATTATAAAGGTGCACCAGGCTCTTCCGTTTGTGCTGGTGCTACTTGATATCATGGCGTGTGTGCCGTTCTTTTTTATCGGCATCTGGCGCCGCGGTGTTTATTGGGTTGCCGCAGGGGTGCTCACTCTCGTTGTGACATTTTAAGTCAATGGAAACAGCCTCCACAATTGCGTATTTTTATAGGTGTGGGGTGAGGCTCTGTTTTTGATGGGGGTTGAGTGTGGCTTATAGGGAGTGGCCGGGGGTTGAGACCGAGCTGAGGCGCGAGGATCTTGAGTCCGAAGATCTCAAAAACCTATTTGATGATTTCGGGCCTGAGCTGGTTGTGCGGCTGGTGCGTGGGTATGGCGGGCTTTGCATCCTGGTGCCAAAGCGCGGGCTGCTGAGATATGCAAGCCGGAAGATTGTAGAGGAGTTCACCGGCTCAAACTACCGAGAGCTTGCGCGAAAATATGGGGTTTCAGTGCGGCATGTCCGCAACATACTTGAACGCGATTCAAAGCGGGTTAGGCCGTCTGCTGCATAGCTTGGCCACCAAAGAGGTGTTGCAGCGTCACCGCCTCCATTTCAGCAATATCGCTATCCTGGATTACCATAAACGAACGTGGGGGGAGTCCGGGGTGCTTAACCTGCCGAACCGGATGTTTCAGCCCTGCAAAATACAGTGCCTTCTTTTTCTTCGGCTTGATGATATACGGACCAGTGCCGAAATTCTGCCACACGGCATACTCAATGTTCGTTCCAATTATAGCCCCTTCACTGCTTGCCGAATAGGTGATGGAGTTCTGCAGTACCGCAGTATCTCGCAATATCTGAGCCCCTACCCCCTGCTCTCTGCGTGCAGCGATGGTTGATGGTCGCAAGGGCTTCCACGGAAGATTACCGCCATGCCAGCTATTTTTGTCCCCTGACCACCGCCCCCCTACCCTGAAATTATCAACAACAGAGTTGCGGACAATTTTACCATACATTGCAAATACCGGGGTGAAGTGCGCGGCCTTATGGTCGATGGCTTTCAGCGCCTTGTTAACGAAATCAAAGTCGATTTTATGTTCTATCATTGCGTGGCCTGATACTGATACATTGCCCGCCAAACATCAAGGCAGGCATCGTGGTACTCGCCATCGGTAATTGATGACTTGAAGTTGCTATAGTCGATATTTTTGATAAGCTCTGCCGCCTTCGCGGCCACAACAGCCTTTGAAAGAACTGTTCGGTATCGGTAGTCGGCATTCATGGTTTTCTGTACAGTGCAACCGGGAAACACCGCTTCAAGGTGCCCTGCGGCCCGTGCTCTTACCATAAGCAGCTCGGAATTGTCGCGATGTTCAACAGCCGAAACGAATCCTTGATTTGTGAATATCCACATTAAATAAATCCACCTTTCTTTAGTTGCTTGCGGCACTCTTCGCGCGTTGCGAACACTTTGCCCTTCTCGTCATTTTCCTTAAATTTCGCCCAATTATGCAAGGTGATGGTGTCATTCTCAAGTTCGTCAACTTCTCTGATAATTGACTCCCCCACCGTCCACCGGTCACCGTCCCTCTGAATCTTGCCCAAAGCCTCATGGAAAGGGTGCCAGCTGCACCCATACTCTGAATACCACCCGACATCAGCAAAGACAACCCCCTTGCGAGTCACGAACAGCTCTGCAATGGGGCGAGTCATTCCAGGGAAAACTTCAATGACGCAAAACTTTTCAATAGTGAACTGCTCTAATTCTGCTGCGATTGTTTTTTTCATACCAATCATTCCGCGACAACGACGACCGTGTTCAATTGCCGGCCATCGGGCCACTGGTCATAGCCATGTGATTTAAAAACCTGAATGACACGCTGTTTTTCATAATCCGAAGAGCAAACAATTCTATCAAGGTCATCAAAAATAGACAAAGACCCCTTAAAAATTGTCTCGTTTGTGCTGCGCTTCGCTGCCGCCTCCCAACCATCAACGCCTGATTTGCGATTATCACGAACATGCCTACCTGTGGTCCGTCCGTATGCGTCATGGTCGTATGAAATTGCATCGAGCCTGCGCAAGCTTGAAGCGTTCCAGACAAACCCAGGTTGCGTGTATGCTCTCTCTGTTGATCTGATTCGTGTGAAAAAATAATCAGCACCACCAGTTTCAAGATCACGCTCGGGGGACATTCCACCGGGCTTTATCCCTCTCCTGAGCTTATCAACGGTTGGGGCCATCTGGCCGCCAGAGTTCAGGATAGAATCTACCACACCAACAAAATCGCTGTTTGTGTTTTCGTGGTGGACACGATATTTTTTTTCAAACTGGCGCATGCTTTTTCCGTAAACATCTGGCATGGTGGTTACTATTCGCCCATGCCCAAACGCCTGCCGGGTGCCATTATAATTATAATCAACCAGACGGTCTATTTCAATAGACAACTTTTTATTAAGAAATGCTTTTGCTGCAGCGACTCGCTCAGCCTGGTCAGGAACTGAGTCTACTGCTTTTGCAAAATTATCAAGCTCAGAATTGAGGAAGTATGCTATTTTTCTGAGGTATAACTCCTCCAAATCGAGTTCGTTTGGTGGTGTCATATCTATCCCAAGCTTTTCGAGTACCTTATAAACCTTCTCGGAAGATGCGGCAGCCTCTCCATCAACGATGGCTTCAACGCGACCATAGAGCGCAAAATGCTCTTTGTTGTTCCAGTATTTTATTCGCACACCATCGATGTTTGTCTCATAGTACTCACCAAACGTGTAAACGGTTTCATCAGTCCTATTGGTATGCCCGCGGCGTATGTTGGATGCCTTGAAAGCTCCGGTCCGCCTTTCCCAAACGATACCGCCACCATGATTCTTTGGGGTTGGTATGTCGTAAAAACTGAACATGCTTTCAGCTTGCCATGCTGCTTTAGACCCAGCGCCATTAGCGGTGGCTGCCTCAAGAGCGTCTATCCATGGCTGATACGCTGCGACATAGCCCTCAACAACACCACTGTCGTATAGGCCATCCTTAGACATTTTTAAAAGCTTTCCTTTAACGCTTTTAAATTCAGCTATCACAGCGGCTACCCGGTCGAGATCTTTTTCCTCAATTGCCGCGCCAGTTTTTGCCCGGTGAGAGATCCCCTTTATCGCAGTGAGAATTTTATCATTAAGGTTAGAAACAGGTGCAGAGCCTTGAGAACCTTTTTTGATGATACTATCAACTTTTTCAATAGCATCACCACGAAGTTTGAAGTGAGCGTTTGTGAAAACGCCGCTTTGTTTAGTACCTGTTTGCCAGAAGAGGATCTGCTGGTCCTCAATCGATCCGGTATCGCTTATTATTGAGAACCCATTGTTTCGGGACTCAACAATCTTTTCGGACTCTCCTTCGATAATGAACCCTGATCTGCGGGATGTTTTTTTGGAAGCGACACCAGATATTTCGGCTTGCTGTTTTTTCACCTTGGCAAGGTGGTTGCGAATGGTAGTTTTCCGCTGAATTAAAAGATCTGCCAGAGACTTCTTTTCTGCCGCATCTCCGAAGCCAAATTCATCCACAATCCTGATAATATCCTTGTTCGGCATGCGAGCGACTTTTCGCAGGCTTTTTTGAAGGTCTTCGCTTGAGTAGTTACCAAAAACAGCTGCCGATTGGCTATTGATGTTTGCATCGAGCATCGTTTCGAGTTCGGTTACAGAAGCGTTAAACGCAGACCCCTTGTGGGACCCTTGAGCACGGAAACTTAGTGCGCCACCGGTGTCAACACGAATCGCCCGGAGCTTTTTGCCAGAGCCAACAGTCAAAAGATTGTCATATTCAAGCCCAACGACATCCCAATTTGCAAGCCAGACATCAGCTCCAAAACCTTCTGCCACCCCAGCGATCTTTTTGCTTTTTAGTGCGGTTGAGTTTGCCTTGAGTCCTTCTATAATCTTTGATGCTACACCAATCTGATTGTCTGGGAATAGAACAACCTCAAGGTCTGGGACTTCAACACCAAGAGCCTTGTAGAGCTTGCCTGCAAGAATCTCGTTTCGCGCGCGCGCGTCATCCATCTGCTTTATATACCAAAGCTCTCCCGTGTCTATGTGCCGATATGTTCCTCCAGGATTACTCCCACGCTGTGGTCCAACCTTCTCGAATGCCTCAATGCTAAATTGATTGACAACCGAGGCATCTGCAACCGCGTTTGGTGTAACATCAAGCAGTACGGCGATATCCTTATCGTACTTTTTTAGGTCTGGCTTCCACATGCTTGCGCCCGGGTTATAGGCCCACCCATTATCTGGGACCTTTGACAAATCGGGCAATGTGCCAGAGCTTGAA